TCTATTTGTCCTAGTAATGGGAGGGAACAAAACGGGAACAGATTATTTATTAGGGAACAAAACGTGAACAATATATCTATTGACTCTTAATACCGAATCACGTTAAAATGGACTGACGACCTATTCTGTGATTCGAATCAGTTGCATATTTGTCACACACTATAAATATCATTTTGTCAAGGTGGTATTTTGACACGTTGCGAATCAGTTGCATTTATGTCACTGTTGTATTTATGTTACACTGTCTCAAATATATCACTGTTACTAATATGTCACACTGTTGCATATTTATCACTGTTGCATATTTGTCACACTGTCACATAAATGTCACTGTTGCATTATTGTCACTGTTGCATAATTATCACTGTTGCAAAAATGTCACACTGTTGCATTTATACCCCCACCGATGGAAAATGACCCCACCAGTGGAAATAGAGAGTCGACCCCCCACCGATGGAAAATGATTTTACTTGACCCCACCGATGGAAAATGGCATACTGATTCGTATAAACCAGAGAGGAAATATAAAATGACTGATACTAACAAAGAAGATACAAAATACATAGACAACCCACCTACTATAGACTTAGAGAAACTACTTAGAGATAGATTAAAGAGTGATGGTATCTCAGAAGAGTGGATGAAAGACCATTTAGAGGTGATAGTATGAGAGATATAATAATAGAAGATCCATATGAGGTTAAGGTGGACAGGAAAATAGATATAGATGTGACTTTTACTCTACTTGAGGATGGTGACTTTGAGATGTCAGACTCTGATTGTGGTAGGGTAATAATGGAGCCAACTAAATGTCCAGAGTTTAAACTTGTTTCATCTACCGACCCCGATGGAAATGAAGTTGAGCTATCAGATAAAGAATTTGATGTAGCTATGGATAAGGTTATAGATGAATATTGGGATTGCATGAAGGATAATAACTATGGAATGTAAATTAAAAGAGTGTGAGAGATGTGGTGACAAAGTGCCAGAAGAAGAGTTAACTGAAGATGCAGGAAAATGTTTGGCCTGTTGGTATAGAGAGGATAGTTAAATGACTAAACATGAAGAGCTTATAGAGTGGTTAAAGACTTGCCCTGTAGATTACTATCGTCATGGCACAATAAAATTAGCGCATATACCAAGTCAAATTATTGTTACATTTGATGTGAATCAGGATGATTAAAAGACGTAACCCTGTAGCTAAGATTTTGTATAGACCTAAGTTTAGACTTAGAGTTATAGCAGACAAAACAAAGAGCCTATTCAGAAAAGCTAAACATAAAAAGAAGGATATTATTAATGAATGATGGAAGCAATGTATATATAATAGCACTACTAACAAACGAAGATTTTATAATACCATTAGATGTTGGTAGAAAGTATGGAAGGATTGCGGCTATGAATAGAGCTGAGATGTTAGAACAAAACTGTTGGCTAGAAAAGGAATCACTTGACGGCAAGAAGTTCATAGCGTACAGTAAGAATCAGGCAACATAGGAGAATAAAATGTTAGATCCAATTATGGTAAGTAATGTACTAGGTGATGAAGTAGGTAAAGAAGTCACTGTTAAGTTCCTTAAAGACAACGATGAGGAAAGAACCTACACTGGTTTAATTAACTCAAAGGTAGGACTTAAGAATAACGAACGTGGTAAGACTACCACTGAAATGTTTGAGAAGCATGGCATAGTTCCACTGAAAACTTTAGGTGGTTATAAGTCTTTTAAGGTCCACAGGGTACTTGCAATGAAGACAAGCGATAGACATATCTACTGTATGGGTTCGCATATAGAGGACTAATTTTTAGGAGAATACCGATGGAAATTGAGAGTAATAGGATATTAAAATATAGCAATAACAAAGGTTTTATTTATATACTTAATATTATCCGAAACCTTATGGGGAAAGTGGACGGTGTTGATAAGACTGACCCCGTTGATGATTGGGCAAAAAGTATAGACAAACTACCCAAGCCAGTTAAGAAACCACCAGTTAAGAAAGATGGTAATATGGATGATAAAAAGATACTGAAGATGTGCAAGAACATAGCATTTAAGTATAACAGGCCATACTTACACGAAGATATAATGTCAGAATGTGTACTTGAGTGCTATGAGCAGATAGAAATAGGCAACACCCACCCTGCTAACTTACATAGAATGGCTAATAGAAGGGTGCATGACTTTGTTAACTTAAAGTCCCTACCCGTTAGTGTACCTATAAGAGAGGAAGCTAGGACTATAGCAAGGGGTAATGAAATAAAAGTAACGTCTATGAATGAAAATGGTATAGAGAACTTATCAAATGCCGTAAGGTCAACATACATTGACATAGAGGGATATGAAACTCAAACTCAAGATCATGCTATAAAGTATGAGAGTGATGAGTACTTCAATCACATAGTGAAAGTAGCTAAGTTCTTTCTTACACCTACACAATGGAAAATAATACAAATGAAATACTTACAAGATATGTTTCAAGTTGATATAGCAGATGAGCTAGAATGTACACAACAATACATATCACAAGAGGAAAATAAAGCACTTGAAACAATCTGTAACAAATCTTTACTTGTAGAAAGAGGAAAAATAGTGCTATATAATAAGTATGAACCTTAAACGTAAGTATAACGTAAGTTAAACTACTACTAGTACTACTAGTAAGTAAATAACGTAAGTTAAAACTTAAGAAGGAAGTATAATGTCAGAGATAATACATAAACCATGTCCTTATGTAGATTGTGAATCAAGTGATGCCTTTGATTACAACAGTGTAAAAAAAGTTGGTCATTGTAAATCTTGTGAGAGGGCTTATCCATCTAAAGAAGCTATGTTTAGTTGGGCTAAAGATAAGTACCCTCTAAAAGAAAGGAATAATATGAATAACGTAGTAGACTACACACCTAAGAATATAGAAGATAGTGGTACGTGGAAATACGAGCCTCTGCGTGGTATTAAGGCTTCCACTATGCAAGACTTTAATGTTAGAACCTATAATGACAGGCAGGAATACATATACCCCAGCGGGGGAATTAAGGTCAGGAAGCTGTCTGAGAAGGTGTTCTACACAAAAGACAACTTTAAGGGTGATGAGCTATTTGGTATGAATATGTTTACAGCAGGTTCAGCTAAGATAGTTACAGTAACTGAGGGTGAACTTGATGCTTTATCTGTAGCACAGATGCTTAAGAGTGGTTATTCTAATCCTGTAGTATCATTACCATCTGCTACTCCATCGAAGAAATTGTGGGAGAGTTGTAAAGAGTGGTTAGATAGTTTTGATAAGATAGTTCTGTCTGTAGATAACGATGATGCAGGTAATGCTGTAGCTGATAAGATGGCTAAGTTGTTTCCTAATAAGATCTATAGAGTGCCACATGATAAGTACAAAGACGCTAATGACTTTTTACAGGGTAATGCAGGTCAGGAGTTTAAGTCTGCTTGGTGGAATGCTAAGAAGTACACACCAGAGAATATACTTAATACAACTGATCAGTTCTTATCTTTATACCATGACACACCAGAGCATCAGTATGTTCCCACAGGTATAAGGGCCTTAGATGAAAAGATACTTGGTTTAATGCAGGGTCACTTTACAGTTATTAAAGCACAGACAGGTATAGGTAAGACTGAGGTTATGAGATACTTAGAGTACACCTTTCTTAAGCAAGGTATTCCAATAGCCGCTTGGCACTTAGAGGAGACTAAACTTAGGACACTGTTAGGATTAGTATCCTATGAGCTTAAAGACAACGTGACTAGAAGGGACTTGATAGATGAGAAGAAGTTAGAGGATAAGGTAGTAGATGCCATAGAAGCTATTACTAAAGATGAGTTATTCTACCAATTCTACCTTGGTGATGGTCAGGGTGCAGAGGAGTTGATAGATCAGATACGTTTCTTTAGTCAGGCTTGTGGTTGTAAGTTCGTATTCTTTGAGCCTATACAGGATGTTGTTGCAGGTAGGTCAGAGTCTACTAAAGAGGAGTTACTTTCAGATCTTTCTATACGTTTATCTAAGTTAGCTGCTGAACTTAATGTTGGTATTGTTACTATTGCACATACCAATGAGGATGGTGATCCTAAGTACTGTAAGATGATAGGGCAACGTGCATCAGTTATTATAGACTTACAAAGAGATAAGGAAGCTGACAACGTAGAGGACCGTAACACTACGTACCTTAGTGTACAGAAGAACAGACCTTGTTCAGAAGAAGGACGTGCAGGTAAGATGAGGTTTAATATGGAAACATTTACTTTAAGGGAAGTCATATGATTTTTGATATAGAAACGGATGGTTTACTTGACGAGATGACTAAGATTCATGTTATGTCATACTCCACCGATGGAAATAAAGTGTATCATACGCATGATTATGATGAGATGAGAAAGTTGCTATTGGAAGCTAACGAGCTTATTGGTCATAACATAGTAAGGTTTGACGTACCTGCGGTGGAAAATGTGCTTAATATTAAGGTTAAGGCTAGGCTAATAGATACCTTAGCTTTATCTTGGTATCTTAACTACAGTAGGCCCAAGCATGGGTTAGGTGGTTATGGTGAGGATTATGGTGTACCAAAACCAGAGATTGAAGACTGGATTAATGCAACCCCTCAAGAGTACGCCCATAGGTGTGACGAAGATGTTAAGATTAACAATAGGTTATGGAGGGACTTATCTTTTAAGTTGAGTAAGTTGTACTCTGACCCTGCTGTTGAGAAATCTCTTATAGAATACCTTACTTTTAAATTAGACTGTGCTAGAGAACAAGAGGCCCTACGATGGAAATTGGATATAGATAAGGCTACCTCTTATAAAGAACAATGGGAGAAGCTAAGAGAAGAAAAGGTAAACCTTCTAGCTGATGCTATGCCAAGAAAAGATCTTACTAGAGTAGTTAATAAACCTAAAGTTATGTATAAGAAAGATGGGGAACTTAGCTCTCATGGTGAGCGTTGGGTTGCCCTGTGCAAAGAGTATAGAATGCCTTTTACGACACAAGCATTTGTTGTTAAGGTAGGGGAAGATCGAGCTAACCCTAACTCCACAGACCAAGTTAAAGATTGGTTATTTTCTATTGGGTGGATACCTAAGACTTTTAAGTTCTTGAGAGATAAGAATACTGGTGAAAATAGAAAGATAGAACAAGTGAGAAAAGGCAGTGAGTTATGCCCCTCTGTTAAAAAACTATCTAGTGTAGACAGTAGAATTGATTTATTAGATGGACTAAGTGTTTTATCTCATAGAATAGGTATAGTAAAATCTTTTGTTGAGTGTGAGAAAGATGGGTATTTAAGAGCTACCATTGCAGGTTTGACAAACACTTTAAGGTTTAAACACGCAAAGCCCTTAGTTAATTTACCATCTGTAGATAAACCATATGGTAAAGAAATACGTAGTTGTTTAACTTCACCAGAGGGTTACACATTGTGTGGTGCTGACATGACTAGCTTAGAAGATACAACAAAGAGACACTACATGAAACCACTAGACCCTGACTATGTAGATGAGATGTCTAAGGAAGGCTTTGATCCCCATTTAGACTTAGCTAAACACGCAGGTTTAATAACTCAGTGTGATATAAATAAACACAATTCTGGGGAGAGAAGCCTAAAAGATTTAAGGAAGAACTACAAAGTTGTTAACTACAGTGCTACTTATGGTGTGGGAGCCTCTACGTTAGCTCGTAACACTGGTATGTCTAAGTCTGAGGCAAAAATGTTACTAGAAGCGTTCTGGTCACGTAACTGGTCTGTAGAGGGCGTAGCTAAAGATCTAGAAGTTAAGGATTTACTTGGTTTTATGTGGGTTAAAAACCCAGTGTCTAAGTTCTGGTACTCTTTAAGGAATGAGAAAGATAGGTTCTCTACCTTAAATCAAGGTACAGGTGTTTATTGTTTTGATAACTGGGTTAAGATTTGTCGTAAGAAGAACTTAAGAACTGTAGGTCAGTTTCACGATGAGGTTATAGCTATAGTAGAAAGGGGAAAAGAAGATGAGGTGATGACTATTATGAAAAATTCTATAGAGGACTTAAACAAAGTGTTGAAGTTAAATGTTCCCTTGGGTATGGAAGCTCAGTTTGGAAACACATATGCTGATATACATTAAAATAAATTAATTATTTACTTGTATTATTCTGAAAAATAGTGCTATATAGTAAGTATCAACTAAAGAAAAGGAATCCGACAATGGCTAAATATGTTATGGAAATGGTACTTGAGTACCCAAAAGTATTTGAAGAGAACTTAGACATGGGTGACCATGATGGTCCTACTGCCGCACAAGCGGTTGCTAAGAATGGCGGTCAGTTTGTAGTCAATGGTTACTTTACTAACGAAGATCAGATTGATCAGTTATACGGTGATGGACTTGATCCTGCTCCTATGAACTCCCCTAGAATTATACAAGGTAACTCAGAGTTTGGAATAGGTAAGTTTATGAAACTCAAACGTTATAAAGACAACATTAAAGTGTTCCAAGATAAGTTTGGAAAAGATGTTGAAGTTGATTACGGTGGCACACCTAAAGTGGTTGATCTTACGAAAGGGGAAGACAATAAGCGTATGTGGTCTTTTGATGATGATGGCCCTCTAGGTAATGGCACTAAAGCTAAAGTGCAGTTTGAGACTTACAAAAAAGGGATAGGAGTTAGGCTTATGAATATTGGAGTATTAGACCATGTTAAATACGAATCTAACTCTGGGCCTTCTGAAGACGACAAACTATTTATGGTGGACTAAATGAAACTTACTATTATCTTTGAGAGTGAAGAAGAGTTTGATGGTTACGATGGAAAAATACATTTAGAAAGGACTGTAGTAAAAGACTTAAATCAGTTAGCTTGGGCTTTTCACGAAGCTACTAAAGCAGTTGGTTTTGATTATGTAAAAAGTGTAGCCTTTGAGAAAGATAATGGTGAGATGGTTTGGAGTGAGTTCTGATGGATAAGGGAAAGGTTCTGATTGATGGTGATATAGTAGCTTATAGGGCAGCTTTTTCTACTGAGAAATTAAGTAGTAAACATGCCATAAAAAAAGCAGAGGAATTAATTGAATACATATTAGATCAGACAGTTCTCTTTCCCTCTCCAGATGAGTATAAAGTTTTTCTTACTGGAGCAGGTAACTTTCGTCACGAAATATCTAAGTCTCATGTGTACAAAGGTAACAGGTCTGACTCTAAGAAGCCAATCTATCTTGGTATTATAAGGGACTATCTTGTTAGTAAACATGGAGCTATAATTAGTAAAGACGAAGAAGCAGATGACCTTATTGCAAAGGAAGCCGCAAGGAATAATAATAATGTCATTGTAGCTTCAGTAGATAAAGATATGTTACAGATACCTTGCTGGCATTTTAACTTTAATAAGAAAGAGTGGAAAAAAGTAAGTAAGTGGGAAGGGTTAAAGTTCTTTTATACTCAGATATTAACTGGGGATAGAGCAGATAATATAGTTGGCTTGTGGAAAGTTGGCCCTGTAAAAGCCTCTCAGTTGCTACAAGACTGTAAGACGGAGATTGACCTATGGAAGGCTTGTTTAGGGGCCTACGGTGGAAATAAGGACCGTGTGATTGAGAATGCTAGGTTACTCTGGCTAAGAAGAAAGGATAACGAACTTTGGCAACCTCCGAAAGAAGAAGACACGCTATAAAAAATGGCTATAGGTCTGGGTTAGAAGATGATATATCAAAGGATTTAACTGAAAGAGGTGTTCCATTTAAGTATGAAACTATGAAAATACACTGGGAGTTATCTGAGGTAAAGTCCTACACTCCAGATTTTATATTACCTAATGATTTAATTATAGAAAGCAAAGGTAGGTTTACTACAGCAGATAGGAAAAAGCACCTTAAGGTAAAGAACCAACACCCTGACATAGATATAAGGTTTGTGTTTTCTGACTCTAGGGCTAAGTTATACAAAGGATCTAAGTCTACCTATGCAGATTGGTGTAACAAGCATGGCTTTTTATACTCAGATAAAAGGATACCCGAAGAATGGATAAGTCAAAAATAACATTTATGATACATCGCGTACATCAAGGGCCAATAGAAGATAAGAGTGGTACTTGGTGGTTGAATTGTTTAGTTCAAGATACAGAGAATGATCAACTGTTTGATGAAGACGTACCTTTTATATCTTTTGATGCAGCTTACGAATTTAAAAAACACTTCTTTAAGTCTATAGACCCAATCAAATTAGAGTTTGACACCGATAGGAAATATGATGCCTAATAAAACAGCAGTGATACTAACCTGTGGACATGCAGACCCCGCAGTGAAAAATGACCGTTACTCTTGGTTAGGAGAGTTCCTTTACGACATAAAACCTGACTACGTAATTGACCTTGGTGACGGTGCTGACATGAGGTCTTTAAATACCTTTGATGGTAAGTACCCAGAAGCAGTAGTGAGTCAATCCTATGAGAAAGATATAGAGGTGTACAATGATTCGATGGAAAGAATTAGGTGGAAGTTTAGACAGAATAAAAGAAAACGCCCTTACTTTATTGGGTTTGAGGGAAACCACGAGCATAGAATTAAAAGAGCAATTGCATACGACCCCAGACTTGAGGGAAGCAAGTTCGGGATTTCCTTTAAGCATCTTCAAACGAAATACTGGTTCGACGACTATCACGAATACCAAAACTCAGGGCCTTCTATTGCTGATTATGACGGTGTATCGTATGCTCACTTCTTTTCTAGTGGTAATTTCGGTACAGCTACTGCTGGCTTGCATCATGCTTACGCCTTATTACAGAACAGGAACTATTCTAGCACCTGCGGTCATAGTCATAAACGCTCTGTGTATTTTAAAGATGGCGCACATCCTACGGGAATTATTGGGCTTGTTGCAGGTTGTTTCAAAGGAGGAGAAGAGTCTTGGGCAGGACAAGCAAATAGGGATTGGTGGAAAGGTGTAGTTATAAAGAGAGATATAGACAATGGTATATATGACCCAGAGTTTGTATCGTTAGATAAGTTGAGGTCAGTGTATGGGAAAACGTAGTGATTTTGAAAGAGTACCGCGTGATTATTACCCGACACCTATACAGGCTGTAGAGCCGTTACTGCCTCACTTACCTTACTCTTTTAAGTATATAGAACCGTGTGCAGGTGACGGTAGGTTAATAGGTCACTTGACTAAGTTAACTGATGGTATGGCAGAGTGTATACTAGCTCTTGATATAGAGCCTAGAGCTGACCACATAATAAAAGGTGACGCTCTTCATTTTCATGGTTCTCGTGAGTTTGATGCTGAGATATTAACAATAACTAACCCACCGTGGCAAAGAAGGGTGCTACATGCTATAATAGATCAGTATTTAGATATATGTCCAACTTGGTTACTGTTTGATTCAGATTGGATGCACACAAAACAGTCTTCTTTCCTTATGACTTACTGTAAGAAGATTGTAAGTATAGGTAGGGTGAAGTGGATAGAAGGAAGCAAGAGTTCTGGCAAAGACAATTGTTGTTGGTACTTATTTGACAAGAGACATAGAGAAGCAACTGAATTTTATGGTAGGAATGTAGAATGAACTTTAATGATTATCAAATACAATCAAGTAAAACATCAATTTATGATGATAAGTATAATATTACGTACCCTACTTTAGGGTTAGTAAACGAAGCAGGTGAGGTAGCAGGTAAGGTAAAGAAGGTCTTTAGGGATAACGGTGGGGTCTTTGGTCTTCGTGAACGTGAGTCTATCAAGAAAGAACTTGGTGATGTGTTGTGGTATATGTCAGCTTTATGCAATGACTTAAGTATAAATATGTCAGATGTTGCGGAGTCTAATCTTGCTAAATTAAATAGTAGGTTAAGTAGAGGGGTAATTGGAGGATCTGGAGATGAAAGATAGTATAATTGTAAGATATCTTAATTACTTAAAACACTGGAGGGTTCATAGGGAAACTATTAAATCCTTAAATAGACTTAGTGATAGAGAACTTAGGGATATAGGTCTACACAGAGGTGATATAGATAAGATGATATGGTTAGACGAAGATAGAGTGCAAAGGGGCAAAAAATGAATAATTACTTACCTACAGATTACCAATCATTTATACACACATCACGTTATGCAAGGTGGGTTGAAGAAGATAACCGAAGGGAGACATGGCCTGAGACAGTGGGAAGGTATATGTCTAACGTAGTTTCTCCTATCGTATCAGATTTAAACGTCCTTGATAAAATTGAACTAAATATACTTGATTTAAATGTCATGCCTAGTATGAGGTCAATGATGACAGCAGGTGCAGCGGCAGATAGAGACAACACTTGTATGTACAACTGTAGTTATCTACCAGTAGATGATGTTAAATCCTTTGATGAAGCTATGTTTATATTATTGTGTGGTACAGGTGTAGGCTTTAGTGTTGAGCGTCAGTACATAAATGAACTACCAGAGATACCTAAGTTGTCTGATAGTGATACAACTATTATAGTTAAAGATAGTAAAGAAGGTTGGGCTAAAGCATTCAGACAAGTGATAGCTTTATTGTATGCAGGTGAAATACCTAAGTGGGATGTATCTAAGGTTAGACCTGCTGGTGCTAGACTTAAGACGTTTGGTGGTAGAGCATCTGGTCCTGCACCTTTGATTGATCTGTTTAATTTTACTATTGGTGTGTTTAAAATTGCACAGGGAAGAAAGCTAAACTCTATTGAGTGCCATGATTTAATGTGTAAGGTAGGAGAGGTTGTAGTAGTAGGTGGTGTACGTAGGTCAGCTATGATCTCACTATCTAATTTAACTGATGATAGAATGAGACATGCAAAGGATGGAAAGTTCTGGGAACTAAATGGTCAACGTCAGTTAGCTAATAACTCAGTATGTTACACTGAAAAACCTGATGAAACTGCTTTCATAAGAGAGTGGCTCTCATTAATAGAATCAAATAATGGTGAGCGTGGTATCTTTAATAGACAGGCTGCTAAAAAACAAGTT